AATCTGTATTAATACTAACATTAATTGTATCGTTAATGGTAGCGATTAATTTCAAATTATCTATATTAATAGGTATAGGCTTTAATGTAAAATCTACCTCAGCAAGATTCTGACAAAACACATCAGTATTATGTCTTGAACGATCTGTAAGCTCTGCTTTTAAGCTACCATCTTCAGTAAAGAAGTATACCTTGTTAGTCTGAGTAGCAAAAGAGCATCCTTTCATAATAGACTGTATATTAGCTTTTGTAAGTTTAAAACTTAAATCATAATTAAACCCTTTAATTTTATCTATATTAATAGATGGTTTAGTTAAGAAGCCATCCTCATAAAGATGATACTTAAATTTAACCTCACTGCCATTATATTCTAGGTTATTGCTATTAACAATAAGCTTAAAATCGTCTCTACTAATTGAATCAACGATTCTAGAAAGCTTTTTAAGATCAGGGACGTTACATGTACCAGAATAATTTACACATTCTATTTGATTCTCTGCATAGAGAATAAGCGTGTTATCTTCTGAAGCAACGACTGATGTGAGTGTCCCTGGCTCTCCTTCGATAGCGGAGATAATTGCTGAGTCATTGACTTTAGAGATAGCGTCAACGAACTCAGCAAACTCACTCCTTTTTTGAATTTTTATTTCTCGCATTTAGTTTATTTTTTTCTTCTAGAATATTACCGATACGTTGTAAGTTCAAGCTAATATCTTTTAGAGTATATATTAAATCACTAGTAGCTACAGGCGTCTCAATCTCCTCTTTTGGACCGTCAAATGAAAACATTAATTGATCCTCTTGTGGCGCAGGTACTGGAGCAGCAAGACCTTCCTGCACAGGTTCGTAATATACCGGTTCTGGCTGTACAGGTGGTTGATGATTATCTTGATATCTAGCTACTGGCTGAGCAAGAACCTGTGCGAATTCATTCTGAATAGATTGACTCACAGGTTTTACGAAATTAGACTGACCAACAATCATTTGGTCAGTCTGTTTCGCTTGCGCATGTACAGTACCTAGAAATGCTAGCATTGCTTGCTTTTCTTCTTCTGTCATAATTTATAGATCTTTTAGGAGTTCGTCAATCTCATCATCAATAGAAGCGCTACTTGAAGATACTACAGGCTCTGTAAATGTAGCATGCTCAACTACGCGCTGCTGAGGTTGATTTTCAATCTTAGGTGATGCTTGAGCTAGATGAAAGTGCTCATCGAGCATAGTCTTCAACTCATCATATGACTTAAGAGTAAAGACCTTACTAAGATCAAAAACCCCTTTATAGATCTTCTCCTGCTCATCATCTGTTAGATTAACCTTGCCAGATGAAGTAAATCGCGAAGAAACATACGTAGGATACTCGCCTTGATTCTCAACCTTAATTTTAAAGCTTACACCATTAGGACCGAGATCAAAGATACGAGGTCCGAATTCTTCTGCATCTTCACCTTCAATTGCTTCCATGATAATTTTATGCAATTGTTTTCCATATCTAAGAAGCTTAACCTTACCGTTATTATCTGAGTTAGTTGGATCGTCAATCACATATGCATTAACGAGAAACTTTTCAGTGCGTCTAATAGCTGCTACTTTTTCTTTCTCTTCGTCTGTACCGGTTCTAAGAATACGAAAACGCTCTTCAGCAACTGGATCTCTCTCACCAAAAGTAGAAGGAGATAGCGCTTGAACGTATTGACCGTTTGCAAAAGATACCCATCCGTGCGTGTAATAATGGAAGAATGTCTTTGAAGGATCCTGCGCGTAAGGCAAGAGTCTAACTGTATACGTATTACCAGGTGTTGTTTTTAGTATTTCTGTGTATGTATTATTTCCAGCATCCTCATTTTTAGCGAGAGCTGCCTTAATCGATTGAAACATTGATGTATTAAATGTACTCATAATGTAAATAAATTATAGTATATTACTTTGCAAAAATCAATAGTTTATCTTCGATAATTTTAAACGCTTCTCTGGTTACTACTTTTAATCTTTTTGACTGTTGAAATAAAATTCTTGTCTCGTTTGCAAGCTTATGAAAATCTTTAATATAAAAATCTAATAACTCTGGCTCTACTTGATTGATAACTCGATCAGCATTGAGACCGTGTATAGAGTGAAAGTTAATTTTATGATCACGTAGATGCTGTAACATGATAGGTGTCGATCCGTTAATTAGGGTTTTGTACTCACTAAGCGTTAATTTATTTTCTTTACAGAACTTAAATATAAAGCTACAGCATTTTTTTGCATGCTCTATTGCTTCGTCACTATCTGGGTTTTGCGTTTCACGCTGCTTGCAGTAGATAGAATAACATTTAATAGCCTTGCGTGTAGTATAAAATTGTATATCGAAATAATTATCAGGTCCATAACATTTATAGGGAGCAATAAAAAAGTCAGTAGGTGTAATATTATTGTTTTCGGAAAAAAACAAACTGAGCTTTTTTAATATTAGTTCTGTTGTAGGATCGACTTTGCTAAAGTCTTGTCTCAATCTAAAGGGTTTATTTTTTGCTGTCCTGCTAGCTATTAAAAAGCTATTATAAATTAATTTTTCCTTTGCGGTTATTTGCATGCTCGTTTTTTACTATTAATATATTTTGTAATATATTTGCTCTTTGCAATAGTAGGGTCAAATTCTAAAAAGAGTTTTACAATCTCAATATCTGAATCTATACTTATTAACTCTTTTAGTATAAACTTTAAATCTTCATTTTGCAAGACAAGCAAAAAAACATTTTGAAGTGAAAGCTTCTTACCTTTTAATAAAGTACAGAACGTACAAAAAGAAAGCAATATATGCTCACTTTCTTGATCCATTATATACTGCGAGGGTATTAAATCTTTGGTGTAGTGCATGCTTGAAGTGTTTTGGTAAATTTAAGAAACTTTTCTGTTATTTTGCCGGCTGCAACATCAACAGATAAATTTTCACAATCTCCGTCGCATAAAAGCTTAGCTAGACTGCATAAATCAATACTACATATTGTTTGATTGCGCTGAAGTAAAACTTTCTTTTCAGAAAGAATAACAATTATACATATTGCAGCTCTTAGCTTGGTGAACATATAACTGAACAACTCATCATGATATTGTTCCGAGAAACAACTTACAACCTTATAATCTTTAAGATTGCCTTGAAAGAATAATATATTATCTAATGCTTCCTTATACTTTAAAAGGTATATTTTTATTTCATTAAGCTCACTAATAGTAAAATCTCGTTTACCTGTACGAAACGATTTTACGTTGGATATTAATGCATTGTTAGCATGCGGATACGATGAATTCACTTGGAATATTTACCGCAAAAAGGAACTTAATCAACTTCCTAACATACTTAATGCGTTAAATGCGCTATCTTCACCTACTTCAATAGTTTCTTCTGCCTGTGTTATAGTAAGAGTTGTGTAATCAACTCTCATAGGTTGAGTATGACCTCGTGGACCGTATCGATTCTTCATCATACCAAGCCTAATAATACCCAAGTCACGATCTTCTTCATTTTGATAAATCGAGACGATGACATCAGCTGTTGCAGCTAGTCCAACTGATTCTGAAATTGTAGCTAGATCGGGATTATCGGTATTAAATCCTGATCTATTAAGCTGCGTTGCAGATATAATAGGACAGTTAAAGACATAGCTCATAGCTCTAACCTGCTCCGTTACATTTTTAATTCTTTCGTAAGAGTTTGATCCAATCGGTGAGTGTAATAAGTTTAAGTAATCTAATACTATAGCATCTATAGCAATACCCTGATCAGTTATCTTTTTTACAAACGCTTTGAGTTGGTTGGGAGTTATAGTCGATGGTGGAAACTCTTTAATAAAAATTCGACCTTTGTTACCCTCTTTTTGTTCTCTAATTGCTTGTCTAAGTGTAGGTGTATTATAAGTAAGATCTTTAAGTGGTATTTTACTTACATTTGAACACAATCTACGCGCATAAAGTAGTTCTGACATCTCAAGTGAGATGAGTAGCACGTTTTTACCCTGGTTAGCCATATTAGTAGCTATATTACCCAGAAAAATAGACTTACCAATGTTTGTTTCGCCAGCAAAAACGTATAAAGCTCGACCATTCTCTAGAAATCCACCGTTGAGAGCATCATCTAGCCACGGCCAAGTACTAGGTATCGACTTTTGTACACTACTAAGATCGTCAATAAGCACTTCAATGTCATTATAAAGATCGAATCCGAGATCTGTTACTAGATTTATATTACATGACTTCTCGAATTTGTCGAGCATAGCAGCAGTATCTATTGATCCTTTAGTTATATCACCAGCAATTTCAAGCATGGTGTTATAAACTGCTTTTTCTTTTATAAACTGCTCTGTATTTTCATATAGCTCATCCTTATCTACGTTTTTATCGATATCAGCGAAAGATGTTACAAGTGCTTTAAACGAATCTTTTAATTCATCTGTCGTTAGGTACGATTTTACTTCAGTAATTGTAGGGAGCTTATTTCTTTTCTCATGAAACTCTGAAATAATAGTAAAAACCTTTGAAATATTCTTATCTTTAAAGAATACAGGCTTAATATGATCAACAATAGATGCTAAATACGTAGAATCTGAAAGAGCTTTATAACAAACAACCTTTTCAAAATAATCAAGATCTAATTTACTCACTTTCTTATAATAATATTATTCATTTATAAATCTACTATTGACTAAATATTGTTGTAGTTCGCGGACTCCTACCTCCCAACTACACTATTGTTATGAATGCAAAACAACAGCTTAAAAAAATTTCTAAAAGAACAAAGCATCCATTTAAGGTAGGAGACAAATTACAAATTATATATTAAATTACAGCTTATTGCGCCATTTGTTAAGGAACCATTCTTGTCCCTCATTAAACTCTGATGTAAACTCTTTCAGTCCTGGAGATGCATGAGTAATAATAATATCTGAGACACCGAGCTTAAATCCTGCTTTATGGCAGGAAAGACTATAATCTAGATCATAAAAATGAAATCCAGCCGGATTTGATTCATCAAATCTGACTTGCGTAAAGACCTTTTTACTAATACATAAAAATACACCATCTAATAGAAGAGTTCGCTTTGGATAGGGTCCGAAAAACGTCATTGATTTAGTTTTTTCATCGCCATGAGCTACAGCACCGTGTAGATTCCCTGATCCAAACCCTCCACCCATGATATGCCAGAGCGCTGGCTCTTGTAACTTACATTCTGTTGTGCCTGCTACCCCGATAACATCGAATTGATTCATTATTGACGGTAACTTATAGGTTAAATCTGATTCTATGATAACATCATCATGACAGAGTACTAAAAAATCGAAATCTTCCTGTATAGCAAAATCTATCGCTTTGTTATAAACAATAGACAATGGATCTTTATTATTTTCTTTAAAAATAAACTCATTATAAGCAGAATGATTATTAGCTAACAGAGTTTTCTTCCTGTTACCCTTTGTTGCTGAAAAATAAAACGTTTTCATAGGAATAAAAATGGTGACTTTACTTCAAAATGATTTACTACCTCCCAAGTTGTGTTGTCTTTAAGCATTAATATGATTCCTTCCGGTACTACCTTAAATCCTTCGCCTCCAAGCGTAGAAAAATCACCGTTATCGTTGTAATGTAGTATAGATCCTTGTCTTGCAAGGTAAATATCGTTACAATCTGTGTCTATAATGCATAAAGCAAAGGTACCTTCAAGAATATTAAGAGCTTTTTTAATAATTTCATGTCCAGGGCACTCTCCTGAGCATTCTTCCGTAAAATGCTGTAGTAAATTAGGAATTACTGCTGTATCTACGGGATTAACATCCCAATCTATATGTTTTGCACGTATTTGTTCATGATTTGTAAGTACGCCATTGTGTAATACCGACCAAGATAGTGATTCGAACGGGTGAGACGTGTCATATGACCATAGTCTCTTAGCAGAAGTAGGTGCTTGTACGTGTCCAACATAATAATCACACGATTCATCTAGCTGAATCTGGTCAAAATCGATTGTACCTTGTTTTTTAATAGTTTGTTGATTGTTATGATCATACAAACTAACAATTCCAGTAGCAAAAGTACCACGTGGTAAGTTAGCAGTATACATAACTTCAAGTTTTGAAGTGTTTTTAGAGCCAATAATCGCACACATTATGTTATTTTACAAGATATTCTCGTTTATCTTTCGGAATTCTCCAGAAAAAATCAATTTTTCCCGTAAGAATGTTTTTTGCAAGTGAAAAATCAGGGTATTCATTACCATCTTCCATCAAATACCATGATTTTCTCTCTTTTTTTGTCTTTTCTATGCCTAAATTCTTAAGAGTTCTCGATCCTAGACCTTTTATTTTAAAAAGATCGTTGTTAGACCTGAATGGTCTATTAGCAATTATACGATCTGCAGCTTTTTTACCAATTCCGGGTAACTCACATAGCTTATTATATGACATTTCATTAAAATCCTTCCAATTTAAGTCCATAATGTATAAATATGTTATATGAGTTCTTTCAATAATCTACTCTCCCGTGCATTTTTATTATCTGAAGCAAAGGTATCCCCCTATGCTAGTGCTCACCCATCTTTTGGAGCGATTACTTCGAAGATGAGAGCTGGAGGTTTAAGTTCTGCCCCACTTGATACGATTAAATTTATTCGTGAGGTTCTCTATTACTTAGACATTATTAATGACGAAGAGCTTAACTTAATAAAGCGTTCTGATGGATTTACCGGTAAAAAGCAGGCAATGTTAAGTGTATTGAAAGCAAAACAACAAGAAATAAACGCTAAAACGCAGGAAATAGCTGATAGAGTTACATCAACCCTTGATGATTTTATTAATGGTGTAGGTGCAAATAGAGGAAGAGAAGAAAAATATGCTGCACAAGCAGCTGCTCAAGAGATGGCGAGTCAAATGAGACAGGCTAAATCAGGTAAAGAGATGGACGATGCACTAACAGATATAGTTAGCGATGAAGCAGTAACAGTAAGAACTTCTGTAGCAATGACACTTATTGATATTCTCAAAAATGCAAATGAACCAGATTTTAACATTGATACAAAAGCGTTGGATGAAGTTATTTCTGACTCGAGATCAATAAGGAGTATAGCGTCATTAAAGTCATTTGTTAATCAAATTTCTAGCGATCCTAGAAAAACCAAAATTGCTGCTTATTTATCAGCTATTATTAAACCTATCTCACAAGGTACAGAGGACGAGGAAATGCAAGAAGATGCAGAAGATGATTTTGATTTAGGTCAAAGCGAAGATTACGATCCTGGTTATAGTGAACTACCAGATCGCGAACTTCAAGCGTTCGCAGATGAATTAGGATTTACAGCAACAGAACCAGGACCTAATACTTATAATTCAAAAATGTATGAAATAGAAGATCTTTATGTTTCAGAAGATGGTGCAGTTTATTTAGGTAAATATAATAACCCTCGCTTTCCTTATTTTGTAGGTTATGAGTATGGCCGTGTTAGTGCAGATTCACCGAGTAAACTTGAAGAACCTATTAGAAGAATACTCGCTGGAGAAGATCCTGAAGATGAATTTCTCACCGGTGAAGATCCAGAAGAAGAAGAATATAAAGCATCTAAAGCTGATATAAATAATGACGGGGAATTAGAGGATTGGGAAAAGGGTCTTGCTAAAAAAAGAGGATTTGAGAATGTACCAGTTACAGAAAACTATACATCAATGTATTTGACTGAGCAGACTAAAAAGGATAGTATATATCACCCTAAAAAAGAACAAAATCAGTCATTTAAAGATAGATACAAGCCTAAAACTAGTTGGCAGCTTGAAGAATTAAGACGTTACGGCATGTAATTTTAACCTAAACAATAAATAATAATATGAGCAAAAAGTCAGAATTTTATAACTTAGCAAATCTTTATTCGTCGGAGATTTTAAATGAAGGATTTTTAGGTAGAACAGCAAAAGGAGCTGTTAAAGGAGCAGGAGCTGGAGGTTTAATAGGCGGTGCATTAGGTATCATGAAAGGTGGCATGGGTGGAGCTCTTGGAGATGCTATAGCTGGTGCAGGTACTGGCGCTTTAATGGGTGGAGCTGCTAATGCTGCGCTTGGTCGTGATGATGATGAAGAGGATAATAATACAATTGAAATGACTTTACCAAAAAGTGATATTTCTGATATTTGTAAAGCGTTAAAAAAAGCTCTAGGCGCTGAAGAAGATAGCGAAGAAGAATATTTTGATGATGAAGATGAAGATACACGTATCTTTAGTGATCAAGAAGCTGATAGTATTCTTAAAAATACACCAAAAACTACAACACAGCCAGTAGCGTCGATGACACCAGGTGCTGATGCTCTCAAGAGTCCGGGTGGTAGCATGAAAGATATAGTAAGTCAAGGTGTACGTACTGATCTGGGTCAAAATCCTGCAGGTGTTACTGCAGTAAAGACATCAGAACCTTGGATTAAACAAGCAGTTTCAGATATGCCTGAAAGCCCTATGAAGGAAATTGGACAAAGTTTTGGAGCACCGGCTGCTGATACTGCTACTAGTGCAGCTACAGATGCAGCTGCTAGCGGTACTTTAGAAACAATCAAAAACGCTGCGGGTAATATGAATCCATGGCTTCTAGGCGGGCTAGCTGCAGGTGGTGGATTGCTTGCAGGTAAGATGTTAGGTGGTAAAAAGAAATCTAAAGAAGAAGAAGCAGAGGATGTTAGAGCAGGTATAAATAGTTCTTCTTCTGAAATGAGACTTTCGCCATTTGAAAGACAGATGACAACAGCACCTAATGCTGCACAAAAAGTATCAACCGCTGTCGGTGCACCTGTACCGGGGGCGGCAACTACTGGTGTTGCAACTAATGCTGCTGCGGCTATGCCAGAGGTAGCTAAGACTGCTGGTGCTGAAACAGCTAAGGCGGGTATAGGTTCTACGTTCGGTGATTTAGCTTCTAAAGCAGGAGAGTTTGTCAAGAGCAACCCTTTAGCAGCTGCTGGTATAGGTCTTGGTGGTGGTTATTTAGCGTCAAAGTTAATGGATGATGATGAAGAAGAGGGCGGAATATCAAAAACTTTAGAATATTCACGAAATGAAATTTCTTCCAGACTTACCAATGCTCTAAGCTCCTTAGAAGAATTCGACATTAAGAAGGCTCGCGCGGTACTTAAAAACTTAATTAACGATCTATGAAAAATAAATTTAACGAAATTGCTAGCGTCTACGAAAAGCTTATATTAAATGAAGGTGTTCCAATGGTAGGACCTCCTACGCCTTTAAAAATAGTAGGTCAACAATTAGGATCAAAAGCTGGTGGCGTATTAGGTAAAGGCCTTGGTATGGGTGCTGAAGCAATTAAAGCTTTTGCTACTAAAAATCCTGCTTTAGCTGGCGCAGCTGCAGGTGCATTAGGTACAGCGGCGTTAATGAAAGCTAAAAAAGAAGACGAAGAAGATACTGAAGGTGAAGAAATAGAGCTAGATAGAGATATAGCACAAAAAATATTCGATGCTTTAAGTCTAGCTTTAAATGACGAGACTTCAGAAGACGCAGAAGGCTTTGTAGATAAGACAAAAGATGTTCTTAAAAAAGGAACCTATGCAGGGGGCGGTGCTCTTGCTGGTAACTATGTTGGTAAAGCACTCGGAGGACCTGTCGGTGGTATAGCCGGTGGTGTTATAGGTGCTGGTTTAGGAGCAAGAGCTGCTAGATAATAACACAATTTTTTTCTTCATATATCCCATCAAGCTTATCCTGTTGAAGGTACTTGATGGGATCCCTATATCCGGCGCTAATAAAGCCCTGAACTCGCAAACTACTCGACGGTGTAGTAGCATCAGCAAGACCATCCTCGCGGTTACTATAGCATGTCCATGTGTTCTCGAACTGAACGCCTAGTTTTACACCTTCTCGTATAATATCTGCTTTTGACAAGGAGAGCAATGGAGCTTCAATGAGGATCCTATGTTGTCTGTTGAGAGCTGCTAACTGATTTATACTATCAACGAATTCTTGCGAGCCATCCCAGTAGCCGGCTAGCGAATCTACTTGCGCAGCACCGTACCAAACCGCGTCTGCACCGAGACTCTCCGCGTAAGCACAGCAAATCGTAATAAACATTTGATTACGAAACGGAACATATGAAACGGGTTGTGCATCACCAGCGATTTTACTTATATCAGGATTATCAATTTCCAGATTTGTTAACGAGGACGTAGGAGAGATATCCTTTAGATAGCTTACATCTAATACTTTATTTGTAAATTTAACATTAGGGTATTTCTCTTCAAGACTCCATTTTTGAAGCGGCACACACTGCATTTCACGACGATGTCTTTGACCATAATCGAAGGTAACGGTATGAATTTCTTCATAGCCTCTATCTGCCGCTATAAAGAGAAGTACAGATGAATCCATACCTCCAGAAAATGCTAATACTAATTTATTTTTCATCTCTAAATATAAAAAAATCTGTCTCTTTTATTTTTCTTTCGTTTAATTTAACTGCTCCCTGCTTCAAATCCTGTCTAATTTTAGATTTAGAGTGCTCAATGTTCCACACTTTTTTCCACATCCACTGTATGTAGTCTACAGCTTTGTATGCTTTATACTGCATCGTTTATTTCTTCTGGTGTCTCTTCTTCAAGATTACTATAAGACCATTCCTTTTTAATTCTCTCTTCTAGTTTTGGTAGAATAGTTTCTTCCCATAACTTACTATCTTTCCGCCACGATTTGTAATACCCTAGCTTGGTGCCATCTTCAAGAGCATATGTTGAGCCATTTTGAACAACTACACCAAGGCCGACTGCAAGATCAAGCATGCCGTAATACCTATCCAATCCGTTAGCAAAGGATAGGTACATCTCACCTTCAAGATACTGTTTAATAAATCTGTTTTTACGTGTAAGAGCTCTAATAATAATACCTGCATAAGATTTTTGACCAACGGCGAGTTCACCATCTGTTGTTTTGCCATCATCAGATTTCATAGGCTTACGTGCAAGCTGGACGGTTACTGATGGAAGGTAAACGCATGCTTTACCTCCTGGCATATGTTTCTCAATTGATGGAAACATTGCAGAAGGATCGTCATAAACATGATTAGTACAAAGAATAGTAGTCTGGGTTACAGCTCCTAGATTAGTACAGGTCTGCATTAGCGACTTCATTGCACGGGCTTTAGTACCCATATCAGATGAAGTGCTATCTTTACCCATTCGAGCTAATTCAAGCTCTGATTGAAGGTTGCCTAGTGAATCGATAGCGACAATAAATTTACCTTCTAGCTTCTTCTCTTTAACTGAGGTAAGGAACTTGAACAAAGCATTGCGTGTTTGTTCGATGCTAATACAAGGAACATATTTTACTTTACTAATATCAAGACCAAGGCGAGCAGCACCTTCTGGATCAATAGCGTTCTCTGTATCAAAAATTACTGGAGTGAGTCCTTCTTGCTGAGCTTTAGCGAGAATTTTCTGCACAAATAGTGACTTACCAGTCATCGACTCGCCTGCAAGCATTGTAACACGTCCCTTAGGAATGCCTCCGTGAATAGAGCCGGAGATTATAGCATTAAGAACATAACTACCAGTATCGACCCAACCTCCAACTCGACTAAGCGTACTATCGCTCAAATAAGTAGCAAAAGGATTTACATCATCAATTTCATTTAAAGCGCTTAGAATATCTTTATCCATAAAACTATTATACTATTATTTTTTTATTAATCAAGACGATCTTCTTCAACTATAACGTGTTGAGCTAAGTTCTCACTTAACGCAATTTTTGCACCGCATAAAATGCATATTATATTTTTGCCGTTTTGTAGTTTTATAATATTAAGTTTTTCGCAGAAACCTAAATTTCTTAAATTAATACAACTACCACTTAATGACGTAATAGTGATATTAGTATTTGTTTTAGCTTCAGCAAGATTCATAAAAAAACCTCTCATACATTACGTATGAGAGGCGTTTAGTTTATTTAAAAATATTAATCTTCAAACAATTTTATAACTTCTGGCTCACCTTGAGGTTGGGACTGTGCGGGAGCTGGAGTATTAATATTATTGTACTGCATAATGATCTTATCATCAAGCTGAACTTCTGAAAGAACAATATTATTTTTATTAAAAGTCCAGTTATTCTTATCTCTTGATTCCTTACTCAAAAATTCCATAAAAATATATGGGAATGATTGAACTTGAAGCTGACCGTTCTGTGGATTAGGAGTTACATGAATAATTACAGGATTACCCAATGTAAGAGTATCTTTGTTTTCTTCTACTAGCTCACCCACAACAGTACGACCGATGTGATCAATAATTGTCTTAATTTTACTCATATCAATATTTTATAATTTGTTTATTGTTTATCAACTTTTTTCGATGTTTTATTATCCATTGAGTTATTAACTTCATCTCTCCAAGTTAATAGAGCGCGTCTCATTGACTCAATACCAGCATGGTTATTAACACCGGTTCCGTTATCGTGACCTAGCATAATATCTGATACGATCTTAAGAACATCGTTAATACCCTTTGCCTTACCTCTCCAATATGC